ATCGTTTCCCTTCTCCTGTTTTTGCATTACAAAAATTCCAGCGCATTCTCTATCGACAATCCAATCAAATAAATGGCGGCCATAGCGCCACCGACAAAAACGATTCCGCCAATAGCATCGAGAAAAATCTGTGCTATTTCACGAATGGTCATAGTTCTCCCCGCCGGTCATGTTTTTGAAACCGTCGCGCCGGATTTACCGGCAGTAATGTGCCCTTTGTGGGTTTCCTTGGTCAACTCCGCCCGCTGAATTTGATCCAGGATTGATGCTTTGTACCCATCTTTGATGCAACGGGAACGTGTCACGCGGACGCGCTGTAGTGCTGTCACAAACTCTGCCAGGCTAGGCTGGTCGGTAGGTGGTGTGTAGGTGCCGTTCATAATTCCCCCTCAATTTTATTGGCCTGTAGCCGTTCTGATTCGGTTTTTATCCACGCATCAATCCATGCTCTGATCCTTGCTGCATCGTGGCTTTTCGATACATTGCAGCCAGGGTGATAGCCTTTGTACGCGTAATAGCCGCGACTCAACCCGGCAAACATGCACAGAGCAAAAGCCGCCGCATCCGGGTGCTCATCTACCAGCTCCGATACTGCGCAATAGCATGGATCGTAAAAATGCAGCCAGGCTTCAGATTCAAAGTCATCCAGCGGGTATCTGGCCAAAAGTTCCTCATGCCTTCTATCGGCCTCATCCTGACTGCGCATTTCCGCGTCAAGTGCGGCGCTATTGCCGTCCGGAATCGCTCCCGGCGTGTGCCAGCCTGTCCCGCTGCGCTCAACCATTATCGTTTATCCTTCTGGTCGCCAAGGCTCTTGACATTGAAAAAATCGTTTAGCTGTGTGTCGACGGCTTTGTAAAAATCCGCGCGCATTGCATCTTTGATCGCGCCCGCAATGTTCGCAATGTTTTGTTTTACAGCGGTATTAAATTCCTGCTCCGTGATGATGCTCAGCACGTGTTCATAGCGAGGTTTCCCACCGTAGCTTGTCCGTTCGCCATTGCTGTTAACTTTCTCCTGCCAGAAAGTCCTAGCACGATCATGCAGGGCAGCCCTTAATGTGGTTGGCGTTCCTTCCCGTTCACCCCACACGTTGACCGGTGACATTTCGGTATCAAGCGCCCTCTGCATGATTTCGTTTAGGGTTTTTTCTATTCTGCTATTCAGCGAATTAGCCAACGATTCGCTGACTAATCGTTCAATCTCGTTGTCAATTTTTTCGTTAATATCAGTGGCGAGAAGCTCTGATACCGCCTGATCCACGATGGCTTTTTTCATTTTTACCTGATCAAGTTCAACTTTCATGACTTATTCCTCGTTGACTCGGTATGTGGACATATTAGCACGTCTGTTACCAGTGTCAACCGGTTTGAGAAATATTTTTGCGCGTAAGTTTGACAGAGAGCAGTTAGACAATCTAATATACTCGCACTATGGCCGAATTAACATTGAAAGAATTTCTCAAAACAAACACCCAGGCAAAAGCCGCTGAGGCCCTTGGCTGTAATCAAAGCGCGGTTTCTCAGATGCTTAGCTACAACCGGGATATTCGGTTCCGCACCGACATCGACGGAAACGTGGTGGAAACGTTCGAGGTAAAACAACCTGGACGGAAAAAATGAGATGACCTGCGGAACCTGCAAGTGGCTTGATGTGCATCCCGACAATGACGGCAGAATACGAATAAGGAAAGGCTACAAATATGAATGCCTTGCTCCGATACCTGAGTGCCCACCATTACCTTATTGCATCACTTTGTCGCGTCACGGAGAGTGGACAAATTTTAGGTGGCCGCCGTATAGGTCTCGTGTGATGCCGGATCGCGGTGCAAACTGTCCGCTCTGGCACGCGCGGGAAAAGTCGACATGAACATCCACATCTACACCGCGCCATTACAGCCCGCGACGGGTTTTAAAGATTACACGTTCGAGCCGCCTATGGCGTTTAGCTTTAAACCCCGCAATCTCGTTTTCGCCCGCTGCTGTGGACGCCGCCGGTTAACGCAAAATTGCGTTGTGCAGTGTTACATCGAGACGAAGCAGTAGCTGCGCTGGCAGCTATGAACCAGCTGGCTAAAGGGGGCAGGGAGTGAGAGTTGAAACGATAGGCGACGCCACGTTGTACCTAGGCGATTGTCTGGAAATTCTGCCAACGTTGCCAAAGGTTGATGCCGTCGTTACGGATCCGCCTTATGGGATTGAGCGATTTAAGAAGGGGTTTGGCACGACTAGGTTTAAGCGGCACGGTTGCGAAACCGACGGGATAGTTTGGGGTACAAAGCCGGAACAAAGTACCCTTGATTTGCTTGTATTGATAGCCCCGCAAGCGATCATTTGGGGGGCAAATAATTTTAAATTACCGACCTCCGAATACTTTCTTGTTTGGGATAAACAACAAACCGTGGATAATTTCGCTTCTGCTGAATTGGCGTACACGAATATCAAGATACCGGCTAAGGTGTTTAGATATTCGATTCAGCAACACAACAAGATTCATAAAGATCATCCAACGCAAAAACCTGTGTCCCTGATGCAATGGTGTGTGAACTTTGCAAAAGGAAACTCTGTTCTTGACCCCTTCATGGGCAGCGGCACCACCGGGGTAGCCTGCGCCAATCTTGGCCGGAAGTTTATAGGCATCGAGATTTGTGAGCAGTATTTTGATGTTGCTTGCGAAAGGATTACCGCCGCCTACGCGCAAGGTCGGCTTTTTAATTAGTTGCAATAGGTTGCAATAGGTTGCAATGCTGATATTGCCTTGCGCAATATCAATGGCTGGAGTAGTATTGAGGAACGGGTGGACTGCCCATAGCAGGTCGAACTGAACCAATCGGACAGCCAATCACCAGCCCTAACACATGACCTCCCGGTCAGGTGCCTGCGGGAAAGTCCCTGGTGGTTGGCTGTACCCATTGGGGTTACACGATGACTTTAGCTATTCTAAAATCTGGTGAAATCAGTGTATTTGATCCGGAGCAAACATCCACCAACGACAAAAAACTCGACGCGGTAATTGAATACGCGAAACGTATCCGCGACTGGCCGCTACTGGAACAGGCAGTGGATCAGAAGATCGAGGAACAGGCGGAGTTTGTGCAATGGTGGCGGGGCGCAGTGACGCCGAATAAGGGCGGGGATCGTCGATCATATCAAAAACGCGGATCGGCGTTTTTGGTTGCCGATGCCGAGAAAGCCACCGGGATAACCCAGCAGCAAGTCAGCAAATGGGCCAAGCGGCTGCAGGACCGGGAGAAGTATCGTGCTGGATTGTTTGGTGTGGCGTGGCGGCGAGCCATGGGTGAGATGGTGGGCAGCGAGTCTGCGCACGTGTCGTTCAACAGCGGCGAAAATGAATGGTACACGCCAAAACAATACATTGAAGCGGCCCGTGCCGTCATGGGCGGCATTGATGTAGATCCTGCCACATCTCTGGTGGCAAACGAAACCGTCAAGGCTGAGACAATCTACACGGCAGACGATGATGGCCTGACGCAAGAATGGTACGGAAATGTCTGGCTTAATCCACCCTATGCCCAACCTCTGATTGCCAAATTTTGCGAAAAATTATTAGCTGAATTGGCCAACATTAATCAGGCATGTGTGCTGGTGAATAACGCAACTGAAACTAAGTGGTTGCAATCGCTTTTGATAAAATCCAGCGCTATGTTTTTCCCGGCTGGACGGGTGAGATTCATTGGTCCGCAGGGTAATCAAGGGTCACCACTACAGGGGCAAGTGATTGTGTATTTTGGTGAAAACACGACTGAATTTCATAACCATTTTATGAGTTTGGGAGGCGTTTGCTGTGCCACAATTCGCTGATAATCTGGCGTTTGGCCAGATCGGCGAAAGCGCAATAGCCAGATGGTTGCGCCGGCGGGGATCTTCTGTATTGCCAGCCTATGAAAAGGAAATCAACAGCGGCAAAGGGCCGAGATTATTTACTCCAGATGCACAACTTGTGACGCCTGATCTGTTTATTTTTCCCTGGCTTGAGTTCATCGAAGCGAAACACAAAAGCGTGTTCACGTGGTATCACAGATCGCGTAAGTGGTGTACCGGGATAGATTTACATCATTATCGTGATTATCTGAAAACGCAGCAACAGACAAAACGGCGTGTTTGGTTGCTTTTTCTGCATCGGTTCTCGGGAATACTACCTGATGGTGGTCTGGACTATTGGGGTTATCCCATGAGTTACCCATACCGACCCACAGATACAGACCTGGGACTCGAACAGCGCCTTAAGGATACCCTGCAGCGCATAGATGAGGCTCACCGACCAGAAACAAAAAGTACACTGTGGCTGAAATACCAAAGCCTGCACCGGCAGCGTAGCCCGGGGTATGTGGCGTGGATGGAGAATAAGCTGAGGATAAACCGGTGAATCGGGTTAAACAATTTCTAGTGTTTTCTAGGCATTTTATGCCTTGGCTTTTAATCACATGGTTGATCAATGCTCTCGGGTTGAAACACAAATGAGGGAATACGGACAGGTTCAATCTGCTATCTGGAGGCACCCGGATTTTGTCTCGCTGTCGCACGATGCGAAATTGCTGATAATGTATTCACTGACCGGACCTCACTCAAACGGTTGTGGGTGTTTTTATCTTCCGCAGGGGTATATTTGCGCTGATCTCGATATGGTATGTGATAGGGTATCTGATACCCTAAACGAAGTTGCAGAAAAGGGTTTTTTAAGGGTATGCGAGAACACAAATTATGTGTTCATTCCAAAGTTCCTAAAATGGAACATTATTACCAGTCCAAAGGTGTGCGTGAACCGGCTAAAGGATGTTCAAGCAATCCCATCAAGGTTTACCTATCTTCCTGAATTAAAAGCGGATTTTGATAAATACTGCAAATTCAAATCAGCTAACTACGCTGCGGTGTGGGATACCCTATTGAATACCCTATCGAATACCCTATGCGATATAACACCCCACCCCACCCCACCAGAAAAGAAAGAGAAAAAAGAAAATATTAAAAGAAAAAAAACCAAATTCACAAGATCAACATTCCAGCCGGAATGGGTGGTCGAGGCCAGGGGAAAACCGAAATACGAAAACCTGGATTTAGAAACCGAGCGTGAACAGTTCTGCTTACACCACGAGATGAAAGGCACCGGCTTCACGGATTGGAAGCTGGCTTGGTGGTATTGGCTGAATAACGCTATCAAATTTCAGAAAGGCGGAAAGGTGAATGTGGATTGGCGCGACGATATACGAAAACTCACAGAGGAGGCAATACGTATGGGTGGGCAGGCATGAGGGCGGGCGAGATCGCTGCCAGGCTGGCTTTGCAGGCTGAGGCGGTAGCAGCCTACCTGCTGCCAAACGGCAAACGCAGCGGCCTATACTGGCTGGCTGGATCAGTTCAGGGTGAGGCTGGCCAGAGTCTCAAGGTCATTTTATCCGGCAGCCGGGTTGGCAAGTGGACAGATTACGCGGACGATTCGCACAACGGCGACCTGCTGGATTTGTGGGCCGATTGCCACGGAATCTCGATACAGCATGCTATCAACCAAGCGAAGGATTATTTGGGCATTCGTGATCCTGTACGGCCATTGCCTGCAGCGATCCGGCAAACAGTTCCAGCCACCCCGGCAAAAAGCATAGCGCGAGTTAATCCGTCCGGCGAGGTTTTCCGCTACCTCACCGAGGAACGGAAACTAAGCGCCGCGATTATCGCTAAATTCCAGATTGCGGAGTTGCAAGATCAGGCGCGTGGTCCGGTTATTGTTTTTCCATTTTTGAAAGACGGCCAGCGAGTTCTGATCAAATATTTACCAGTCAGGCGTGAGGGGAAAAAAGCGCCATGGACGTCGAAGGATAGCGCTAAAATTTTGTTCGGCTGGCAAACGCTGCCGGATAACTGCCGCACGGTTGTGCTTACCGAGGGGGAGATTGATGCTATGAGCCTGGCGATGTTCGGGGTCCCGGCATTGAGTATTCCATACGGCGCGGGTAAGCAGTCCCAATCAGAGTGGATTGAAAATGATTTTGACTATCTGGAACAATTCGATGAAATAATTATCTGGATGGATTCTGACGAGGCTGGCCGTACGGCTGCCAACGAAATAGCGCACCGGCTGGGTATCGAACGGTGTCGATTGGCGTTTGCTAGCCACGACTGCAACGATATAAACGAGATGCTACAAAAAGGTTGCGAGGAGATTCATTTTCGAGATTGCCTGAAAGCGGCCAAAGCGATAGAGCCGGATCATTTGCGCGGCGCTGAATCATATTGCGCTGAGGTGATCAGCGAGTTTTACCCGGAAGGCGGACAGGAACCGGCTATTAGGCTGGGGTGGAAAAATTGCGAGTGGTTGATGTTCCGACCGGCAGAGTTGATAATTATTTCTGGTTTGAACGGTCACGGAAAAAGTCAGCTTGCCGGACAATTTATGCTGCAAGCAATGGCCGACAGCCACCGTTGCGTGATCGCGTCCATGGAACTACCAGCGCGCAGGTTGTTGCACCGGCTAACAAAGCAGGCGGCTGCATTAGGTGATCCGACCGCCGAATATATTACGGCAATTCACCAGTGGTACTCGAATAAATTGTGGCTTTACGATAGGGTAGGAAGGGTGGACATCGACCAGATGCTTGAGGCATTCACCTATGCTCACCGGCGCTACGGTTGTGATGTATTTCTGATTGATAGCTTGATGATGTGCGGCATCCGTTCCGACGACTGGGCTGAACAAAAAAACTTCGTAGAACGACTAATGGAGTGGAAGCTCGACAATGTGGCCACAATTTTTCTTGTGACACATTCACGCAAACAGCAAAACGAAAGCAACCAGCCGGGGAAAATGGATGTTCGCGGCGCCGGGGAGATAACCGATCTTGCGGATACTGTGCTAACCTGCTGGCGCAACAAGGATGAGAAAAAAAAGGGCAACGATGTGGACGGACTGATTGACTGCACAAAACAGCGCAACAGCGGAGACGAGGGGAAAATACCGGTGTGGTTTGATAAATCCTCGACGCAATTTTTACCCTATCCGGGTGCGCGGCCGTGGCGGTTCGTCAATTTCTCGGTAGATAGCTCCAGCCAGGCGCGAACATGAACCGGCGTGATCGCAACCGCACAGAATTTGCAGAGACGGGATTGATCGAGGTGATAGATTTATTCAAGCGCGAATTTGGCGCAAAAGTTCTCGGTGCGGTTAACGACGAAACCGGCTATGCGGTTGGCTGTGATTTAGGTCAGCGCGCCAGTGAGGATAACCCACGACCCAAAGTGAAAAACCGGTGAGCCATGAGCGCGCTTGAGGATTCTCTTGCCGCACATATTCGCTACGTGGGTTTGCCTGAGCCACAGAGGCAATACAGGTTCAGTTTATCACGGCGGTGGAGATTTGATTTCTGCTGGGTGGATAGTATGCTTGCTGTCGAGGTCGACGGCGGAACATGGACTGGCGGCCGGCATACCCGTGGAGCAGGATTTGAGGCGGATTGTGAAAAACTGAATGCTGCTGTTATTGCCGGGTTCCGCGTTCTGCGATTTACCGGCGCTATGGTGCGCAGCGGCGCGGCATTGGCGACAATCGAAACCGCGTTAGGCTG